CTGGGCGAATATGTTGAGCTTTTCAATCTGGAATTTGACGTGGGTATGAAGGGCGAGGAACCAAGCAACGTGCTAAAAGATACCGCCGAGTTCTACGCCCGAAAAGGCAAGCTGGAAGAGTTGGAAAAGCCTGTACTTAAACGCTTCTATGCGTGTGTGCAGTATTGGTGCCGCGAAGCATGGAAGCAGGGTGCCACAAAAGCGAATAGCAGAAAGGAGCACGAAAACCATGATTGAGATTAGAATTACCGGAACCACCCCGCTGGAGGCGCTGGCCTCTGTGACAGCCTTCGGGATGCACTGCATGAAGAACCAGGACGTTCATGCGGCGGCTACCCGTGTGCTGGAGACAGAGGAAGGCAAAGTGTGCAAGTCGGACACAGCCCCGGCCCCCATTCCCGCGCCGGCGGTACCCCCTGCGGCGGCACCTGCGGCGCCCGTCGCACCGGTAAACCCTACTTCAGCATCGGTACCCCCGGTAAACCCTGCGCCGGCCCCTGCGGTAGTTGCTCCGGTAGCTGGCCCCCAGGTGACACCCCCTGGTAATGCACCCGCCGTTGCGCCGGTGGCCGCCACGCCTGCATACACCGTGGAGCAGATCGGCAAGGCCGGAGCTGATCTGGTATCCCAGGACGCGGCAAAGATGCCGGAGCTGTTGGCGCTCCTCCAGAAGTACGGCGCGCAGGCCATCACACAGCTGAAGCCAGAGCAGCTGGGCGCCTTCGCCACGGAGCTGCGGGGACTGGGGGCGAAGCTCTGATGCCACCTGAGAAACACGCCCTTCTCGGGGCCAGCAGCGCGGGGCGGTGGCTGATGTGCCCGCCCTCTGCCCGGCTGGGGGAGCAGTTCCCCGACACGGCCAGCGAGTACGCAGACGCCGGGACGCTGGCCCACGCCATCGCGGAGCTGAAGGCCCGGAAGTATTTCGTGGAGCCCATGAGCACCCGGGCGTTCAACGCCCGGCTGAAGAAGCTGAAAGAGGATCCCCACTACGACAAGGGTATGGACGCCGCCACGGACGCCTATCTGGAGCACTTGAAGGCCCTGACCATGTCTTACGGCTCCGTGCAGCCCTTCGTGGCCCTGGAGACCCGGGTGGACTTCGGGGACTATGCGACCGAGGGCTTCGGCACCGCGGACTGCATCATCATCGGCGCGGGCCGGATGTGCGTGGCGGACTATAAGAATGGCGCCGGCGTCTTGGTGGAGGCCGAGGCCAACCCCCAGATGATGCTTTACGCCCTGGGCGCCCTGAAGGTGTATGCGCCCATCTACGGAGACACCATCCGGGAGGTGCATCTCTCCATCGTCCAGCCCAACGCCGGGGGCGTCCGGGAGTGGGACACCACCGTGGAGGCCCTGCGCGAGTGGGGCGAGAAGGTGGTCAAGCCCGCCGCCGCCCGGGCCTGGGAGGGGAAGGGAGACTTTGCCCCAGGCGAGTGGTGCCGGTTCTGCCGGGCCCGGGCGCGGTGCTCCGCCCGGGCGGCCAAGATGCTGGAGCTGGAGCCCATGAAGAACGCGATTCCCGAGGGCGACAGCTACGACCCGGAGGATATGGTTCTCACCGACGCCCAGGTGGGCAACGTGCTCACCCGCGCGCTGGAACTGGAGGCGTGGGTGAAGGATCTGAAAGAATATGCCCTTACCGCCGCTCTGCACGGCCGCCAGATCGCCGGATGGAAGGCCGTGGAGGGGCGGAGCAGCCGGGAGTGGGCCGACCAGGACACCGCCTTCGCCACCTTGCAGGAGCGGGGCATCCCGGAGGCCCTGCTATGGGAGCGCAGGCCCGCCAGCGTGGCCGGGCTGGAGAAGGCCCTGGGAAAGAAGCCCTTCGAGGAGGCGTCCTTCGGCCTGGTGGTCAAGAAGCCCGGCAAGCCGACTCTGGCGCCGGAGAGCGACAAGCGCCCGCCCTATTCGCCGGCAGAGGCGGCCTTTTCGGCGGCTGATTCATCAGGCAATAAAAATTTGTGAAATTATGAAGGAGTGTAATTGATATGCCTATTACCATTACCGGAGTTCGTTTTTCCTATTGCAATCTGTTCCAGCCCAAGGCGCCCTACAACAACCCCCAGGGGGAGCCGAAGTACAGCTGTACCATTCTGGTGCCCAAGACCAACACGGCGGCGAAGGCCGTCATTGACCAGGCGGTGGCCGCGGCCATTGAGGCGGGCGTCTCTGCCAAGTGGAGCGGCGTCCGGCCGCCCCAGCCGGCCATCTGTGTCCACGACGGCGACGGCCCCCGGCCCAGCGACGGCAGCGCCTTCGGCGAGGAGTGCCGGGGCTGCTGGGTGTTCACCGCCTCCAGCAAGCAGCCGCCCTTCGTGGTGGACGCCCAGGTGCAGCCCATCATCGACCCCACCCAGGTCTACAGCGGAATGTGGGGCAACGTGAACGTCAACTTCTTCGCCTACAACAGCGCAGGCAAGAAAGGGATCGGCTGTGGCCTGAACGGCGTGCAAAAGACCGGGGACGGAGAGCCGCTGGGCAGCCATGTCACAGCCCAGGAGGCTTTCCAGCCGGTGGCCGCCGCACCGGCGGCCCAGGGAACCCCCGGCGGCTACAGCACGGCCGCTTGGGGCAATGTCGACCCGATCACCGGACTGCCTTTTTAACGCGATATGGACGCGGTACATCATCTCAGTATTGACATCGAGACGTACAGCGACCAGGAAATCGGCAAGACCGGGCTCTACCGATACGCGCAGAGCCCGGTCTTTGCCATCCTCCTGTTTGCGTACAGTCTCGACGGGGCCCCTGTCCAGGTGGTCGATCTGACCCAGACGGAGGCCCGTCTGCCGGCGGAGGTCATCCGCTGGCTGTTTGACCCGGCCTGCATCAAGCACGCGTATAACGCCGCTTTCGAATGGTATTGCCTGAGCCGGTTCTTCCACTTGGAGAAAAACAACAGCTACCCGCCGGAGAAGTGGTTGCCGCAGTGGCGCTGCACCATGCTCCACGGACTCTACTGCGGCTACACCGCCGGCCTGGACGCCACGGGCAAGGCCCTGGGGCTCCCGCAGGACAAGCAAAAGCTGGCGGCCGGCAAGGCATTGATCCGCTATTTTTGCGTCCCCTGCAAGTCCACCAAGAGCAACGGGGGCCGCACCCGCAACCTTCCCCGGCACGACCCGGCCAAATGGGAGCTCTTCAAGGATTACTGCAAGCAGGACGTGGTCACGGAAATGGAGATTGAGCGCCGGCTGTCCGGCTTTCCGGTGCCGGACTGCGTACAGGCCCAGTGGGTGACCGACCAGAGCATCAACGCCCGCGGGGTGGCCGTGGACATGCCGCTGGTCACCGGGGCCCTCCAGCTGGATGCCCAGACCCGGCAGGACTACGTTGCCGAGGCGGTGGCGCTCACAGGGCTGGATAACCCCAACAGCGTGGCGCAGCTCTCCCGCTGGCTCCAGGAGGAGACCGGCGAGGAGGTAGGCGACCTGCGGAAGGACACCGTGGCCGATCTGTTGGGGAAGGAGCTGCCCGGGGATAAGGCTCGGCGGGTACTGGAGATCCGCCGGGAGCTGGGCAAGACCAGCAACAAGAAGTATACCGCCCTGGCGGCTGCGGTCTGTGCAGACAGCCGGGTGCGCGGGCTGCTCCAGTTCTACGGGGCAAACCGGACAGGGCGGTGGGCGGGACGGATCGTCCAGCCCCAGAACCTGCCCCGCACCTACATAGACGGCGCGCTGCTCCCCCTGGCCCAGGATCTGGTCAGGCACCAAGATGCCGCCGGGCTGCGGGTGGTGTTCGGCTCCGTGCCGGACACCCTGTCCCAACTCATCCGCACGGCCTTCGTTGCCGCCCCGGGGCGCACCCTGGTGGACGCCGACTTCTCCGCCATCGAGGCCCGCATGATTGCCTGGCTTGCCGGGGAGGAGTGGGTGCTGGAGGTGTTCCGCACCCACGGGAAAATCTACGAGGCTGCCGCGGCCCAGATGTTCGGTGTGCCCATCGAGGCCATCAAAAAGGGCAATCCGGAATACAGCTACCGCCAAAAGGGCAAGGTGGCCACCCTGGCCCTGGGCTACCAGGGCGGCGTCGGCTCCCTGGTCAGCATGGGGGCTCTGCGCATGGGCATCCCGGAGGAAGATCTGCCCGACATCGTAGAGCGGTGGCGCAACGCCAACCCCGCTATCGTGCAGTTCTGGTACACCGCAGAGGCTGCGGCCCGGGAGGCCGTGGAACACGGCCGCCGGGTGGAGCTGGACAGGGGACGGCTGGTGTTCGCCCGCGAGATGGATGGGAGCAACGACTTTCTCACCATCCGGCTGCCCAGCGGCCGCAAGCTGTACTACGCCCACCCGCACATGGGGGTGAACCGGTTTGGACGGCCCGCCTTGTGCTATTGGGGCGTGGATCAGAGAACGCACAAATGGGGCGTGGTGGAGACCTACGGCGGGAAGTTGGTGGAGAACATCACTCAGGCCGCCGCCCGGGACTGCCTGGCCGAAGCCGTGGAGCGGCTGGAGGCCGCCGGCTACCCGGTGGCGTTCCACATCCATGACGAGGTGGTCATCGACGCGCCCCCGGGCCGGGACAACCTGGAGGAGGTCATCAACATCATGCGGCAGATGCCGTCTTGGGCGGAGGGGCTGCCGCTAAACGCGGACGGGTGGGTAAACCCGTTTTTCAAAAAGGAGTAAAAAATTACCGTCCCACCATGTGAGACGGTAAAAACAGGAAATCAAAGTAGTTCAAGTCCACTTTCTAGATAGTCAGCCAATGGCCCTTTAGAAGAAAGATAATCAACCGCGATGCCTTTCCCTTCACTGCTAGGATATGTTTCGGCTAGATAATCACGCGCCGCTGAAAAACTGGAATCATCCCCGCGGCCTAAAAACATTAAGGCCTCCAGATCTAGAACATTCTCATAGTTGAGTTCAAGAAGATAATGTATAAGTTCTCTGTCGTACTTATCGTATTGTTGAAATTCTTTAGAATCCAGGTGATGATCCGCCCCTAAGTCTATTGTGGGGTCGTTGGGGAAATGAGTGTTCATGTATGTACGATAGGCATTTTCGCGAAAGCGTGCGAGCTCAATAACTCTTCGAACTATGGCCGTATCTATCATGGAACTCACCTCTTTGTAATTTATAATTCTATTATAACAGCTTTACTATATTATGCAAGGCCCCGCCACAGGAAGTGATATGCGTGATTTATAACAGACAAATTACCATCTCCGTGGGCGCCAGCCGGCGGGCCACCAACTGGCAGGCCCAGACGCTGACGATCTCGGAGCTGTACGACCGCCTGCGGCTGCCGGCCAAGAGCACGGAGACCATGGCGGAGTATCTGGCCCTGTCAAAGGGCCAGCAGGACAATTTGAAGGACGTGGGCGGCTATGTCGCCGGCACGCTGAACGGCCCCCGGCGGAAGGCCGGGGCCGTCACCGGCCGGGATGTGCTGACCCTCGACCTGGATAGCATCCCCGCCGGCGGCACGGATGGCGTGGTGCGGCGGGTGGAGGCCCTGGGGTGCGGCTACTGCATCTACTCCACCCGCAAGCACCGCCCGGACGCCCCCCGCCTGCGGGTGCTGCTGCCGCTGGACCGCACCTGTACCGCCGACGAGTACGAGCCATGCGCCCGGCGCATGGCCGACATGATCGGCATGGAGCTGGCCGACCCCTCCACCTTTGAGGCGTCCCGGCTCATGTACTGGCCCAGCGTGTGCGCCGACGGGCAGTACGTCTATTACCCCGCGGACAAGCCTATGCTGTCCGTAGACGGCCTGCTGGCCACCTATGTGGACTGGCGGGACGTGGCCTCCTGGCCCGCCTGCCCGGGCGCTGCGGCGCCGGCGCGGCTGGCGGCCAAGCAGGGAGACCCGGAGACCAAACACGGCGTTGTGGGCGCCTTCTGCCGTGTGTACGACGTGCCCGCGGCGATGGACAAGTTCCTGCCCGGCGTCTACGAGGAGACCGACACCCCGGGGCGCTACACCTTCACCGGCGGCTCCACCACTGGCGGCGCAGTGCTCTACGACGGGGGGAAGTTCCTCTACTCCCACCATGCCACCGACCCCTGCGGCGGGAAGCTGGTCAACGCCTTTGACCTGGTGCGGCTGCACAGGTTTGAGGGGCTGGACGACGAGGCCAAGCCGGGGACGCTGGTTCACCAGTTGCCCAGCTATAGGGCTATGTGCGAGCTGGCCGTGGCGGATGAAGCTGTGGTCGGCCTGCTGAGCGATGAACGCTGGGAGAAGGCTCAGGAGGCGTTCGGCCCCGTATCAGAACCGGACAAAGAAGACGATGGGAGCTGGCGTAGGCCTCCAGTCATGGACGTGGACGCCCAGGGGAAGCCAATCAAGTCCATGAAAAACCTTCGTACCGCACTGGAGCGTAATCCCAAGCTGAAGGGGCGGCTGCGGCTGAATCTATTCTCTGGCCGTATTGACGTGGACGGAGAGCTACCCTGGGTGCGCCCTGGTATCGCCAAGACCTGGAACGATGACGACGCCGCCCAACTGCGTATATACCTGGAGCCCTTCTTCGGGAAAATAGCAAAAAACGACATCCTGGACGCTGTTGCGGCCTGCGCCAGCGACCAGGCATACCACCCAGTCAGGGACTACCTGAACGGGCTGACCTGGGACGGCGTGCCTCGGCTGGATACCCTTTTCATCGACTACCTGGGGGCGGAGGGCACCCCCTACACCCGGGCCGTGACCCGGAAGTCGTTTGTGGCCGCCGTGGCGCGGGTTATGGCCCCAGGATGCAAATACGATACCATGCTGGTGCTGGTCGGCGGACAGGGCCGGCACAAATCTACCATCCTGGCAAAAATGGGCGGCGCCTGGTTCAGTGACAGCCTGCGCACATTCGGGGATAAGGACTCTATGGAGACCATTCAGGGTACATGGATAAACGAGGTGGCCGAGATGCAGGCGATGGCGAAGGCGGAGATTGATGCCGTCAAGATGTTTCTCTCAAAGACCAATGACTACTACCGGGCGGCCTATGGCAGATATACCGCAGACCGGCCGCGGCAGTGTGTGTTCTTCGGGACCACAAACAGCCGGGAATGCCTGAACGACCCCTCTGGAGGCCGCCGCTTCTGGATAGTCGATATCGACCAGCAGTCGCGGAGCAAGGATGTGTTCCGGGATCTGGATGGGGAGCGCGACCAGCTGTGGGCCGAGGCCGTCGCACGCTGGAGAATGGGTGAAGCGCTGCACCTTACCCCGGATCTGGAAGTCGTTGCACGGGCCATCCAGGAGGAGCACCGCGCGCGGCATCCGTGGGAAGGGCTGATTGCGGACTTCCTCGACCAGGAGATCCCGGCAGAATGGAGCCGGTGGGATCTCCCACAGCGGCAGGCATGGCGCGGCGGCGGGGTCAAACACGACGGCGCCACAGCGCCCAGGACGCGCGTATGCGCCGCTGAAATCTGGTGCGAGGCCCTGGGCAAGCAGCGGGGCGATATGCGGCAGAGAGATTCACGGGAGATTAACAGCCTTCTGGAGCGTGTTCCCGGATGGGAAAATATAGGGGCCGCGAAAGCTGGAAAACCTTACGGGACACAGCGGTGCTATGAACGAAAAACGGTTACAGATGGGGGGTAACAGATGATTGAAAGTGTAACCTTTTTTGGTTACAGAGTTACACTCGGAAAATCGAAGTGTAACCGCATCAAAGCGTTGTGCCGCAATGGATACAAGGCAAAAGTTGCAGAGTTACACTTAATATTATAAATATTTTTTAACGTAGGACAACGTGGGAAAATAACACGTGATCCCATGTGGTGCATGATGTATATGTGCACATGTGCGGTTACGCGCGGAGCAAAGGAGATGCCAAGAGTGAAAGAAGATGTCTGTGACTGGTTGCGCCGAGAATTGAAGAACGGCCCGGTCGAGGTGAACAAGATACGGTTTGAGGCAAAAGCCGCCGGCTATACCAGAGGTGAACTTCGGGAGGCTAAGCGGATTTGTGGCGTAACGGTGGACAACAATTGGAGCCGAGAGCACCCGTTTACGGATCAGTGGCTTTGGTCTCTTCCGGAGGGTGAAACATGAAAGAATCTGAAATTGAGGCCCGGCTTGTCCGAGGGGTGAAGGCCCTGGGCGGGGTGGCCTATAAGTTCGTGAGCCCCGGCAACGTAGGCGTGCCTGACCGGGTGGTGGTTCTCCCGGGCGGGCGAGTGATCTTCGTGGAGCTGAAGGCGGAGGTCGGGCGGTTGAGCCCGATGCAACGCCAGCAGCTGGCCCGGCTCCGCCGGCTGGGGGCAGATGCCCGGGAGGTAAAGAGCGAAACCGGGGTGGCCCGGTTCCTGGAGGACTGCTGTAATCGGCTGGAAGGAGGTGATGCCCAATGAAGTTCATCCCGCATGAGTACCAGAAATACGCGATTGACCGCGTGGTGGCCGACCCGGCCCTGGGGCTCTTCTTGGAGATGGGGTTGGGCAAGACTGTGATCACCTTGACCGCCATCAACGAGCTGCGCTTCCACCGCTGGGCGGTGTCCCGGTGTCTGGTGGTGGCCCCCAAGAAAGTAGCAGAGGCCACATGGAGCGCGGAAGCCGCCCAATGGGATCATCTGAAGCACCTGCGTATCAACCCGGTGCTGGGCAGCGCGCAGAAGCGCATCCAGGCGCTGAACACCCCTGGGGACATTTGGGTCATCAATCGTGAGAATGTGCCCTGGCTGGTGGACTACTACCGTAACGGCTGGCCCTTCGACATGGTGGTGCTGGATGAAAGCAGCAGCTTCAAGAACGCCCAGAGCAAGCGGTTCAAAGCATTGAAGCTGGTGCGCCCCCGGATCGCCCGGCTGGTGGAGCTGACGGGCACCCCGGCACCCAACGGCCTGGAGGACCTGTGGGCGCAGATCTATCTGATGGACGGCGGCGCCCGGCTGGGCAAGACCATTTCCAGCTACCGGGAGGCGTTTTTCACGGAGGATCGGGCCCACCCAGGCCAGCAGTATCGTACTTATAGCCCGCAGGCCGGGGCCGACCGCCGTATCCGGGAGGCCATCTCCGACATCTGCGTGAGCATGAAGGCGGAGGACTATCTGACCTTGCCGGACTATACCGAGGACATTGTCCCCGTTGTGCTGGACGCCAAAGCAAAGCGGGCCTATGACAAACTGGAGCGGGGCATGCTGCTGCGGGTGGATGAGGCCACCATCACGGCCCAATCCGCCGCCGTGCTGAACGGAAAGCTGCTGCAGCTGTGCAGTGGGGCGGTCTATGACGAGGACGGCCAGGCCGTCGAGATCCATGCCTGCAAGCTGGACGCTTTTCTGGAGGTGGTGGAACAGCTTCACGGGGAGCACGCCCTGGTGTTCTACTGGTTTCAGCATGAGCGGGACCGGCTGGCGGAGGCGTTGAAGGGCTCCGGCCTGCGGGTACGGGTATATCATGGGGCAGAGGACGCGCGGGCGTGGAACGCGGGTGAGGTGGATTTGCTGCTGGCCCACCCGGCCTCCTGCGGTTACGGGTTGAACCTTCAGGCCGGGGGCCACCACATCGTGTGGTACGGTTATCCCAACTGGGCCCTGGAGCTTTACCAGCAGGCGAACGCCCGGCTGCACCGGCAGGGGCAGCGGCACCCGGTCATTGCGCACCACTTGGTGGTGCAGGGTGGCATGGACATGGCTGTGGTGGCGGCCCTGCATGACAAGGGGGATACACAGGAAGCGCTGATGCAGGCGCTGAAAGCAAGGATTCAGAAAGCGAGGACAGCATGAGTAGACCAAAATATCCGTGGTGGGGCTATGTCCGGGAGATCCTTCGGCGGTACCCTGACTACACAACAGAAGCCGAGGCCGCGGCGGTTACATCTGCGATAGCACAGACGGGGCAGATGCCAGAGGGGCAAAGCCGTCTTGCTGTGATCGGCATGGTGTTTTTCCGCAAGACCCACACACTTCAGGGAGCGGCGCTAGAGGTGCCATGCGGGTACGAGACCGCGAAGCGGTGGCAACGGTCATTCCTGATGTTGGTAGCGCAGAAACGCGGGTTACTGGACTAAAAGAATAACCACAAAAGCCAAACACCTGATGTAGGATGGAGGCGTGGAGGTGTATACCTCTGCGCCTCCTTTTCTACCGCCCGGCGCCGAGGCGGGCAATATCGGGCCCCTACGCTGCTGCTTACTGCACGAGGTAGGCGGTGGCACCAAAAAAAAACGACAGAGAGGTGGTGACATGCCGAATGAACAGAATCTTATACCGATGGATCAGCGAAGCCAGAGCGAAGCGAGAGAACTCGGGCGTGAAGGTGGTCGTGCATCCGGCGCGTCACGGCGGCGAAAGCGTAGCCTGAGAGAAGCGGCAGACCTGTACCTCTCTCTCCCGGTGGCGGACAAGCGGGCATGGAACAAGCTGGCCCGTGACGGCGTAGAACCGGAGGATGTGGATAACCAGATGGCGGTGATTGCGGGCCTGACCCTAAAGGCGGCCAAGGGCGACGCGAAGGCGGCAAAGGTGCTGTTTGACTTGTTGGGAGAGCAGGGGGCGGCGGGCGCCGGCGGTATGCAGGACATGGACGACGATCCGATCACCGCGTCGCTGAAGGAGGAGATGGGAAATGGGCTTCTCTGAAAAGCAGAGGGAGATTCTGCGTTTCCCATACCGGGACTATGATGCGCTTATCTGTGACGGCGCGGTGCGGTCGGGAAAAACCTCAGTCATGTCGTTGTCCTTCTTCCTGTGGGCAATGGGACGTTTCAACGGCTGCGCGTTTGCACTCTGTGGGAAGTCGGTAGGAGCGGTGGAGCGCAACATTGTGACGCCGCTTCTGGCGGTGCAGTATTTGCGGCAGAACTTCACCATTTCCTACAGCCGCTCCGGCCATGTAATTACGGCCCGGCGTGGGGTGCGGGAGAACCGCTTCTACCTGTTCGGCGGCAAGGACGAGAGCTCCTACACGCTGATTCAGGGTATCACCCTGGCGGGGGTTTTGCTGGACGAGGTGGCCCTGATGCCCCGCTCTTTTGTGGAACAGGCCATGGCCCGGTGCTCCGTGACAGGGGCAAAGCTATGGTTCAACTGCAACCCGGAGGGGCCGCAGCACTGGTTCCGGCAGGAGTGGATTCTAAAGGCGGAGGAGCACAAGGCCCTCCATCTGCACTTCACCATGGAGGACAACCCGGCGCTGGACGAGGCCACCCGGGCCAGATACCGGAGCATGTATTATGCCGGGGTGTTCTACCAGCGGTACATTCTGGGCCTGTGGGTCATGTCGGAGGGGCTTATCTACGACATGTTTGACCAGACAGAGAATGTCTACCGGACGCAGGAACGCCCGGTGGATCTGGAATGGGTTTCCCAGAGAACCGTGGCCTGTGACTACGGTACCGCCAACCCTACGGTGTTTCTGGACATCTATGACCACGATGGAGTGATCCGGGTGGACAGGGAGTACCGCTGGGACAGCCGGAAGGAGCGCCGGCAGAAGACCGACCAGGAGTATGCCGACGACCTTCTGGACTTTCTGGGCAGGGAATGGTGCGCGGTGATCGTAGATCCCTCGGCGGCCTCGTTTATCGAGGAACTGAGGCGGCGGGGGGTGTATGTCATCCCTGCGGAAAATGAGGTGCTGGACGGTATACGCAAGACCGGAAGCCTGTTTCACCGCAGAAAAATTCTGGTCAGTGAAGCCTGTGCCGGCCTGCTGGACGAACTGGGCACCTATTTGTGGGACGAGAAGGCGGGCCAGCGGGGGGATGAGAAGCCCCTGAAGGAGCGGGACCACGGGCCGGACGCCCTGCGCTATTACATCAATTCACTGCCGGACTGGAGGTTCGAGTAAGTGTCCAGACGCAATAAAAGCCGCCCCAGGGGCGCACAACCAAATACCGAGGCGGTGAGCGTACAAGACGCATTTTCCAACCCGCTGTTCCGGCTGGGCTATGGCTCCCAGTCGCCGCTGGAGGCCACAGAGTATCCGCTGACCCGGATGACGGACAACTACGCCCTGCTCAACTCCCTCTACCGGGACAACTGGGTAGTACAGAACGTGGTGGGCATCATCCCGGACGACATGACAAAGAAGTGGTTCGCTCCCGCCGGAGCGGTGGGGCCGGAGCACCTGAAGGAACTGGATCGCGTTCAGCGCGTGACGGCGCTCCGGGAGCGGGTCAACGAGGGACTGCGGTGGGGCAGGCTGTACGGAGGCGCCGCCGGACTTATCATGATCCGCGGACAGGAGGGGATGCTGGGCCAGCCACTGGAGCTGGAGAGCATTTACCCCGGTACCTTCCAAGGGCTTTACATACTCGACCGCTGGCAGGGCGTGGTACCCGGTATGGAGCTGGTATTCGAGGGCGGAGAGCCGGTGCCCGCCTATTACTCCATCACCGACGCCAGGGGGAACACGGTGGCGAAGGTGCACCACTCAAGGCTGGTGCGGTTCACCGGCCGCGACCTGCCCTTCCTGGAGCGGGTGGCGGAGCTGTACTGGGGAGAGTCCGAGGTGGAGGCCCTATACAATGATGTGGTTAAGCATGACAACGTGGCCGCCAACATGGCCGCGCTCACCTTCCGGGCCAACGTGGACACCATGGAGGTGCAGAACCTGGACCAGCTCTTTTCCGTTACGTCCGGGGAGCAGCAGAGGCGGTTCTGGAATGTGATGCAGGCCCAAAGCGTGATGAAGTCCAATTTCGGCATGCAGTTGGTCAACCGGGGTGACCAGATTAAGAATACCCAGTACACCTTCACCGGGCTCCAGGAGGTCTACGACTCCATGTGCCTCGACCTGTCCGGCGCGTCCCGGATTCCGGTGACCAAGCTGTTCGGACGCTCCCCGGCGGGGATGAACGCCACCGGGGAGAGCGACCTTCGGAACTACTATGACTACGTGGACACGCTGCGGGAGGCCAAGCTTCGGCCCATTCTGGAAAAGCTGCTGCCGGTCCTGGCCATGTCAGCCTGGGGGGCGGTACCCGACGGGCTGGACATCACTTTCCCGCCCCTGTGGACTCCCACGGCGGCCGAGGTGGCGGAGATCGCGCTGAAAAAGGCCCAGGCCATCCGGGATACCTTTCAGGCGGGCCTGTTCCGGGCGGACACGGCCCAGAAGGAGCTCAAGAAACTGGCGGACGAGACCGGGATGTTTGAC